AGATTTATCTGTAGGAGATGATCTTACAGTAAATGGTGGTGTAATAGAACTTAAAAACACTGGAGCTCAGTCAGAACTAAGAATGTACTGTGAAAGTGCTAACGCACATTATGCAGCGTTAAAAGCACCTGCACATTCTGACTTTGCTGGTAATACAACATTAACATTACCAGCTACGACAGATACTATTGTTGGTAGAGCAACTACGGATACACTTACAAACAAAACATTAACGACACCAGTTGTTAATGCTGGAGTGCAATTAAAAAATGGTGCAACAAGTGCAGGTTTCTTAGAGTTTTTTGAAGACAGTGATAATGGCACAAATAAGGTAACATTGATAGGTCCGACATCAACTGCTGATGTAACTGTAACATTACCCAACTCTGCTGGTACTTTAGCTCTAACGTCTGACATTGCAGGTACAACAGTAACAAATGCAACTAATGCTGCACATGTTTTAGTTACAGACAATGAAAGCACAGATGAAGACAATTTAATTACATTTGTTGAAGACGCTACGTCTAGCACTGGTAATGTTGGCTTGGAGATGGATGGTAATTTAACTTATAATCCAAGCACTGGTAGGCTTACAGCAACACAACTTGCAGGAACTTTACAAACAGCTGCTCAAACAAATGTTACATCGTTAGGAACTTTAACTGCACTTACAGTTGATAATATAGCTATAAATGGCACAACTATAGGTCATACGAGTGACACAGATTTATTAACTTTAGCTAGTGGTGTAGTCACAGTAGCAGGAGAAATATCTGTAACTACATTAGATATTGGTGGCACAAATGTTACAGCGACTGCAACAGAATTAAATCATGTTGATGGAGTTACATCAGCAATACAAACACAACTCAATGCAAAAGCAGGTAAGGGTTTTGCTGTGGCAATGGCTATAGCTTTATAGGAGTAAAACATGGCACAAGATTTTGAAAGAAATACAGCAAATGGAGTTGGTACAAGTGCTTCCACTTTAAGAACAGCAAACTCGGATGACGCTATAGTTGGAATAACCGTTGCTAATGTACATACAGCGCAGATAACAGTAGAAGTTTACATAAATGATGGATCTAATGATATACATATAGTTAAAGATGCACCAATACCAGTAGGTTCAACTTTACAAATTTTAGATGGTGGAGCAAAAATAGTTATGGTTAGTGG